CAAATGGTAATATACTGCCTGCACCAAATCTTGTTTCACAAGCTGCAATAGTTTTTGCACAGAAATCTTCACTTGCATTTTGGGTTGGCTCATTATTTATTGTAAATTTTGCAGGATTAGCGTAACTGCATTCTGGACTACGATATACCCAAGTGCAGCTACGCACCATTACTCTAGCTGGCAATGTTATTCCCTCAACGTCAAAGGCAGATCCAAGTCTGAATTTTGCGTTAGTATAGTTCTCTTCTACTAGCTGTTCAATAACATAAATTTGTATTGGCAGTTCTTTTACCCCAGCATTAGCATCTACTTGTCCATCTAAAAATCTTTTTTGAGTCACGCGCCTTTTGACGTGTGTGCCTTCCAGTCTGTATGCTGGATCTCTACTGTCTTTTAGCCATTTAGTTAAAATACCACCAACGTTAGATACAGTTAATGTTGGAGTAGGAATAGTACCACGTCCGATTAAATCAAATCCTTCTCCTTGGCATCCAACTGCATAATAAGTTTTGCCTTCAAAGACAACCCATGGTGTGTTTTCATCAATAGCTATACTACCAATCCTAATTGTTTCAATCATTGTTGATGGCACGTTAGGATTTTGTGCAGCTTCATCTTTATTTATATCTTCCACTCTGTATTTATATATTTCATATAATTCTATAAATGAATCTGGATTCAAACTTAATAAATTTGGAATCATAAAAATCTCCTAACTTGTTCAAATGTAGCTGAGAATAAATCAATACCTTCTCCCAATGCTTGTATAGTCCATTCTGTACAAGAGTAAAGCATAGTGTCATTTTCCACTCTAAATGCTTTGCCATTACGTTCTCTCAAGAATGTGTCTACAGCAGTTCCATTAGTTATATTAACAGACACAGAGAAAGTAACATTTGTGGTATTGATTTTAGTTCTTGATGATCTTGCCTCAATTGTGTTAGGCTGGTATTTAGTTACAATAATATTTGATTGCTCTGACTTTGTGCTGTCCCAATTTGGAACCAAAGGAATAATAGGATAACTCATGATCTCTGTCTTCCTAGAAGGTGAATTAGGCGATTTATTTACAAGCAAACTTGATTTAGCGGTAGAATCAGTTGCTGAAGTACTTCGTGCTTTAAAAGCTAATTTTAGCAATTTTTTAAGTTATTTACAAGATGCTGAAAATCGTGGCGTAAGATATCGCATAGTTGTTGGACATGAAAACATAACTAACGATAAAATTGACAAGCTTAGCTGCCCAATATCTAAGAAAGTACGTAACATTAGAATTGTCCCTGTGCTTGCTGGTAGCGGAGATAATTGGTGGATGTGGCTCGGCGCTGCTGCAATGTTTGCTTTAGCTATTTGGGTTCCAGGTGGAATAACTATTTGGGGAACTCCACTACTTACATCTAGCACCACAATTTTATTAGGAAGTATTTTACTACTTGCTGGTATTAGCTCTTTATTTAAGCCAGCCAAGCCGGAAGAGGAGCCAACGAGTAAAACGATAGGAGGATTGCCTAACAACACACAAGAAGGCGGTAGAATGCCTGTTGTATACGGAAGAATACAAACAGGTATGTATGTTATTTCAAGTAGAGTGGATAGTTCAATTAGTGGTAATCCACTTCAGATAAGATTTCAAAATCAAACTTCATTTGATCCTGATTCATACCAAGCAAATAGTGAACTTGCTACTCTTCAATTCTTGGGAGATCCAAATAACTCTCCTGTTACTTTCTCTTTAGTGCAAGGGGATGGAGATACTTATAATTCTCGGTTTATAATATCTGGAAATAAATTAATTTTTAACCCACAAGGATTTTTGACAGAGGATCTATATTCAACTGGATATAATTGCTCTTTAGACGATGGGGCTGGTTTTGTTGTGTGCAGTTCTTTTTATATCAATACAAATGTCAACCCTTGGACAATTCGTGTTAGAGCAGTAACATCTGGATTATCTCAAAATTACGATTATTCTCAAAAACTAGAAATACATTGGAATGTAGGATATGAGTATGGTGCTTCAGAATATGAGCATGGTGGTTCTTAACCATGAAACACAAAAAACATAAAAAAATCCAAGGAAGTGGCGGCGGTAAAGGAGGAAGAGGAACTCCTAATGTTGCTAGAGTGACAGGGACAAGTACTTCGATTGCTTACATTTTAGGAGCAATCTCAGAAGGCCCAATACAAGGTTTTGGGACAAATCCATTGACTAGAGTTTATCTAGATGAAACTCCAGTCAAAAATGAAGATAATAGTGATAATTTCAAGAATGTTCAATTTGACTATCGTGCAGGAACTCAAATTCAACCACCAATTGAATTATTTGGATTTGGAGATACTATTTCAAACGAAATATCTGTAAATGCAGCAGTAGAATGGAATGGAGAAGGAAATAATCTTGGTGTTACTCAACAAATTCAAGGTGGTATTCCTGATGAAGTTAAAGTAAAATTGTCTTTTCAAATGCAAAGACAGAATCCAGATAATGGTAATATTGAAACAACTAATATAGAATTTCAAATTATTATACAACGAGAAGTAAATAATGCTTATGAAACATTATTTACTTATTACAATGTAGTTTCTGGGCGTTATTCAAGCCCAACAGAATTTGATTATAGATTTAGATTTCCTCCAGTTACTGGGTTGGGTAATTTATCTATTAAAGTTATCAAACTTACTTTAGATAATGCAGAAACTGAAAAGACTGGATATCAACGCAGTATGTCGTTTGTTTCTTACGCAAAAATTACAAACAAAAAATTAAATTATCCAAATACAGCTTTAACAGCTTTTTCATTTGACACATCTGGGTTTAGCTCAGTCCCAAATGTCTTATTTGAAGTTTTTGGGAGATTAGTACAAGTTCCAAGTAATGCCATAATAGATGGATTGAATAGACGTATTCTTTACGAAGGTGTTTGGAATGGAGTTTTCCAAACGCCAAACGTAGCTGTTTCAGATCCAGCATGGATTTTATATGATTTAATTACAAATACTAGATATGGACTTGGCAAGTATATTGATACTAAACAAATAGATAAATGGGGATTATACGAAATTAGTAAATACTGTAATGAATTAGTTCCAAGCGGATATAGCACAAATGGTAGCCCAATTTATGAGCCAAGATTTCAATGTAATATTGTCTTACAATCTAAAACAGAAGCATATCAAGTACTGGAATCTTTAATATCAATATTTAGAGGATTTGCTTATTGGCAGGCTGGAACAATAACATTTATTGCAGATAAACCAGATGCTATTAAATACCAATTTACGCAAGCAGATGTTGAAGATGGGGTTTTTATATATAGCAGAGTTGGGCTAAAATCCAAAAAAACTGTAGCATTAGTAAGTTGGCTAAATCCAGCTGATTTTTACCGCAAAACAGTTGAGATGGTAGAAGATCCAATTGCTATACAAAAATGGGGAATTAAAGAATTAGAATTAGAAGCTATTGCATGCACTAGCAGAGGACAAGCAAGACGAGCAGGAGTGGCAGCTTTAATTTCTGATAGATTAGAACAAGAGACAGTAACATTTAAAGCTAGAGCTTATGCAGCTTTTATAAAACCAGGAGATATTATTGCTGTATCTGACTCTGAACGATTAGAAATGCGTGCTGGAGGATTAATTATTTCAGCTACTACAACCACAATTAATCTAGATAGTCCAGTGACGTTAGTGGTAGGGCAAACATATCAAATTAGTGTTACTTTGAGTGATGGTACTTGGCAACAAAAAACAATACAAAACACTGCTAATACAACTTCAGTTGTCACAGTAACTTCTGCTTTTAGTGCAGCACCACCACCTGAATCTAACTGGATATTATCCGGCAATTCTGTTGTTCCTAAACAATATCGAGTAATAAATAGAGTGCCTGTTTCAGAAACGATTGAAGGTATGCATGAAATTACTGCATCAGAATATGATAGTACTAAATATAGTTTTATTGATAGTATGTCAACAATATGACACCAGTACAATGGGCTTTTGATTCGTTGCCTCAACGAGTGTCTTCTAATGCTCCCAACGTTAATGTAGTTCCAAGAGAAGTTACAGTATCAACTAATCCAATTGGTAAACTATCAGCTGATGGTATTCCAATCACGGAAGGAGCAAACTTTTTTGATATTTATGTTTCTTGGCTTCCACCTCAACAGACAATCAATGGTTCTTTGCAAAATTCTCCATGGACAATTGGATATGTTGTAGAGATTAAGAAAGGATTGACAGGAGCATGGGAAATGGCTCAAAACACAATAGAGACATTTGCCATGTTTTCAAATATGCCTAAGACTACTTATTATGCAAGAGTCAAGGCAACATTTTTTAGCAACACAAATCCATCTGATTGGGCTGAGTCATTTATTATTGTGGATTACACAACGTACAGCTTAAAGTTAAGTGCTAAAATAAACTCATTCATTGCTTTAGATTTTTAATATGCCAAGCGTTAAATATATCGACGGAGCCGGACAACTACGGGAAAGAGCTACAACTTCAGGGGCTGGGACTGCCAATAATCCAGATGTGATGCAATTTGAATCAACAGCTATTGGGACTAAAGATGACACTGCTGCTACATCAGACACTGCATCAGCAAGTTTAATCTCTTTAGCAAAAAGATTACTAGTAAAAACTAATGTATCGCCAACAATGCTATTTGTAACTGGTACTGCAAGTACTGCTACTACCACAGCAGCAATAGCAGCGCCAGGAGCGGGAGTAAGTATTTATGTGTCTTTCATTAGAGTTGAATTAGAAGGTACTACCGCTCAGACTATTACTATTCGAGATGGATCTACAGACAGAATTCGCTTTTATTTGTCCTCTCAAGGTTCTGTCAAAGATATAAGTCTTGCAGCAAATAGAGAATTTAAGCTAACAGCTAACACTGCTTTGAATATTGTCTCAAGTGCTGCTTCTGCGTTTAATTACACAATCGGATATTTTGTCTTATGAGTTTAGTGCTGGAATTATCGCCATTGTGGCAGTTATCTAAAAACACAATTATCCCAACTATTAAAACAAGATTAGGGGATAATTACAGCCAAATCTTAACGCAGGGCATATCACCATATTGTGAATGGGATGTGCGCAGTCCAGTGTATAGCAAGCCTGAATTAGATGTTATTTTAGCTGATTTACGACAGTACTCTTTATCTTCTTTTGAATGGAGTCCTACAGGAGAAGATCTTAAAGAGTGTGTTTGTGATGAATGGACTGTAACCACAGTTGGAGAAAATCAATACACAATCTCTACTAAAATAACAAGTACTCAAGTAAGATCTAACGCCAGCATAATTTCTAAAGTTTACCCACCAAGAGTATGATATCTGCTTACATAAAAGAGCATATAATTGAACACGCAAAGGAGTTTCCAGAACAAGAAGTTTGCGGTGTCATTGTGGAAGACGTGCCGTATAGATGTACAAATGCTGCTGAGAACAAGCATGAAGCATTTGTTATTGAACCGGACGAACTAGATTTAATAGTTGGATACAATGACATCCAAGGTGTTTACCACACTCACTGGAAGACAGAACAAAGCGAATATCTAAGCCCGCCAGATATTTGTAATGCAAAATCCAGTAAGATAAAATATATTCTGTACCATTCTGCTTTTGAATCCTGGGACTTGTTTGATCCAGCAAATTTAGCTAATCCATTTCCTTTGTTCATTGACGGTTCCCCTAAAGAAGTCAACTATTATTTAAAGTGGCCATTTGTTTACAATAGGACTGACTGCTTTAGCTTGCTTAGAGCTTATTATAAAGGAATGTTAGATATATCTTTACCTGATTTTCCCCGTGGGTTTTCTTTGCAAGAAACAACATCTTCTTCTTGGAATCTAATAGAAGAGAATTTCCAAAAAGCTAATTTCCGTAAGTTAGAATTTGGAGAATTACATCAAAAAAATGATGTCATTGTTATGAGCTTAAACAACATACAACCTCACCATGTAAGCATAATAATTGATGACAATAACACTGGTTTACATAATCTAGGAGGTGAAAGAACTAGCGAATTGTTTGTTTATGGTGGCACTTACTGGAAACATGCAACACGATATATATGCAGACACAGGAGTTTTGAATGAATAATCTTAATCCTATCAAAGAAATACTTGAATATTGCTCAATCTCAGGTTTTCAAAGTGAAGAAGGATATGATTTATTTATATCTTGTCAAGACGATATCTGGATATTGATAACTGAACATTATCCTAGATTTATTGCTTTTTTACGCTCTAATAACATGCAGACAGATAAATTTGAACCATCTAAAATCAAATCAATTGTCTTGGTTTCAGTTGATGATGCATCTCATGCAGTTACTTTTGAAATCAGGAACATTAAAATCAATATCTTTAAGTCAGTAGTAAAAGTCAAATCATTATTTATAATTTTTTTTCAAAAGATGTTGCTATCCATTTTGGAATGGAGTTCTAACTTTTTAGTCTATGATGTTAAATAATTTAAGCCTGTGCCAATCAACACAGGCTTTGCTTTAAATAAATTTTAAATTTGACATGTCAATGGATTATAGTATAATTTTAGAGTACCATTTTTACCATTGTTATGGATTTAGAACAAGAGCTAGTCAAATTTTGTAATGAACCTCGCAATTACGGCGAGATTCTTAAACAATTTTCAACTTATCCTCCTGCAGTCGTTACTACTGCATTAAGTAAATTGCAAGCTGTGAATCTGCTTAAAGCAAACATACTTTGGGAGAAATGTTAATAGACTGACGAATTCAATATTTTCAATGCCTCTTCCAGGCAGAAGTTTAAGAGCGAAGCATCTTCTGGAGAGGCTTGTACTATTTTTTGTCTATACAAATCAGTTACGTCTTTGTAACTGTAATTACTATGCTCAGGAACTCCTAAAACATCTTTCCAGTTGATTGCATCAAAGTCATAATATCCTTTGCCAAATTCTCGCCTAAATTGTTCTCCTAACCAACCAGAGTTAGCGGTGGGTTTAGTCTTCTTAAAGAAACGTAGTAATGCTTGTTCATCTGTCTTTCTGACTGTGGGATGGACATTTCTACCACGTCTAAAAATAGCGTCTAAATACCAATGCTGTGGAGGCAAAAAATTATATCTTTCTGTGAACAACCACGTGACTCTCCCAATATCTCTTTCAGCTTTGTAAGCACGTAGTAGTTGTCCTCTTAGATAAGATATTTGTTCTTGTTGTTCTTTGGAGAATATCTCTCCAAACTCAGGCAAAGTGTCTGGAGTGTCTTCTTCTTCCTCTTTCACAAACAAGTGTCCACAATCAGGACAAATCATAGCAAAAATTGGCAGTATTGCAGAACAGTTAGGACATTCTTTAACTGGCATTTCTTCTGCTTTCTTAAACGTTGGACACAATGGTGTGGGGAATTTAGAGACAGGTAATCCAAGTCGTTTAAAATTATCCCCAAAGTCTAATAAATAAGCATCTTGTTTATCAGGATGCAATCTCAATGCTCTACCACACATCTGCACCAATAATGCTCTAGATTTAGTAGGACGGGCAATAATTGCAGCATTACAGCTAGTCTCATCAAAGCCCTCACACAATACAGATACGCTACTAATAACTTGGATGTCTCCACGTTTAAATTGATTGTAGATGTCTTTCCGGACAAATTCCGGAGTTTCACCGGTAACAACACTAGCTTTAATGCCAGCACTATTGAATTGTTCAGCTAAATCTATGGATTGTTTAACACCAGCGCAGAAAGCTATCGTCTTCCTGGTGGGGCATAACTCAAGAAATTTGTCTATAATAACTTTGTTATATTCGCTATTACAAACAACCTCTAAACTGTTTTGGGTAAAATCTCCAGCTGCTCCAACATCGAGTTTAGAGTAATCAATTAATCCACCCCAGCCAAAATGTCTAGCGCTGCATAAATGTCCTTGCTTAATCAATTCTTCTGGATATGGCGCGCGTACCATCGCTTGGAAGAATCTACAAAAACCTTCTCTCTTTTTAGTTCTCCATGGTGAAGCAGATAAACCAAGTACAAAGCATTTAGATTGTGTCCAAATGCCACCACTGTAATGATTTAGTAACTTTTCAAACACACTGAAATAAGCAGTGGTATGGGCTTCATCCACAATTAGTAATCCGATGTCTTCTGGATATTGTCTGTTTTGGATAGTTTGCACCATGGATATCTGAACCGGACATTTGTAATCCGACTTGTAATTAGGCGCTATAACGCCTATCTGCTCTAGTTTCACTCCATAGCTTTTTACCAGAGTAGATATTGTCTGTTCAATTAACTTAGTCCTGTGGACTAAAAATAAAATTCTCCTGTTCTTAGACAAGCAATCAGCGATAATCTTGCTGCTGATATGCGTTTTGCCTGCACCCGTAGGAGCGTACAACATAACACTGGTTATGTTGTTTCTGAATAACTGGTATATCCGGTTAATTGCTGACTGTTGATAGTCTCTTAGCATAAATGGAAAATAGCTACACATTCTAACAGTAAAGCATTTTGGCTACTTTGTCAATAGATATATCACTATTCCTAAAACTATTGACGTTATGTGTTTTTTGCTGTATTATTAACTAATTGTTTTGGATATAAACGCATGACTAGAGGGATACAGAAGCTGTTAGAAGCTATTAATTTACAAGATCCGTATTACTTCTCCTACGATTCTGAGGAGATTAAGACTGAAATAATCAAAGAAGGGCTGAGAAAAAACAAATTGGTATGGGAGATTTTTGAATATTTTCCCCCTGCTGCATCAGTTTTTGCAATTAACGAAAAAACCAGGAGTGTTGCTTTAGATATTAAGCAAGTCTATGAAGCATTTCCTGTTGGAGAAAATGCTATAAAATATGTCTGGAAAATATTTTATCAAGACAGCAATAAAGCATTAAGATACATTAATCTATTAATCAATGATGGATTAGCATGGGAAATTTTTGTGTACAATCCAATTTCTTCTATAATGCTTTTAGAAGAAGGTATTAGAGCGAAAGCAATAGAACTCAAGAATTTATGTGATACTAACTTAAATCTTGGAGAGGCAGGAACAAAACAAGCATGGCAATTATTCCAGCACGACTTTGACACTGCTGTAAGATATATCAAGACATTTGACAGTAGGAATAACATATACGGTACTTCTGAACAATTAGAGAAGGCGGTATATGAAATCAGTTGGGCAAGTAAAATACAAGGCCGCCCCAAAGTTTAAATGCTAAGATTGGTATTGATCTTATCTTTACCAGTCATGCAAAATCTTGAGAAATTCATAAGCACTAATTCTACTGCAATTCATATTTCCGAATTACCAGTAGAATTAGTTAAAGAAATTCAATCTTTACTTAAAATTACTGTAGATGGCATTGTCGGGAGCAACACCAAGCAAGCATTTATAGATTTTAAATCTGATAAAAATCTTGAGTATCCTCTATTTCTTGGTGCTACAACTGCAAAGGAACTATTAGAACTTCAAGATAAAGAAGAATGCTCGGCAAATGAGACAGACAAAGTCGATAGTCAACCAAGTATGATGCTGCCAGGTGGGAAAACAGTGTATGCAAATACATTAATTGTTGATAATGTTCCACTGACTTGGGGAGAAGCTACTAAAGACTGCACAAGAGTTCCTATATCGTCGGAGCATGTGGCAAACGCTATCAGATTAGCTAGAACATGGGGAGAAGTCAGAGATAAATTTGGCTCACCAATTAGAATTACTTCCGGCTATCGCCCACCTGCTGTAAATAAATCTATTGGTGGAGCTAGGAATAGTCAGCATATTTATTTCAAAGCATTAGATATGCAACCAGTTAATGGTGATTTTAGAAGACTTTGGCAAGTGCTTTTGTCCTCCAATTTTACAGGACTAGGAGATGCCGTATTCATGGGAAGAAATAAAGGATTTTTCCATGCTGATATACGCCCAAGTGGTAGAGTAATATTCCCCTATTAATGTATCAGCAAAGATATGGCAATCTAAAGAAGTATAAAAAGAAAGCAGCAATAGCACATAGCAATGTTGGTGGTAAGTGTTGTTGCTGCAAAATCAATGATAGTCAAGAAATACATCATTCTAGCTATAGAAAATCCGGAGACAGGTACGGAATTAACATCTTCCCCGTATGCAAATACTGTCATAAGAATATATGCCACTCTGCTACTAACTGGTTAACCAATAAAGATAATCCAGTCTGGAAAAATAAAAATACTCCAGCTTTCACTAAAATGCTACAGCGTAATTATAAGCAATTGCATAAGAAAAAATAAGATAATCTATTGACATTATCCTGAAAATCATCTACTATTAGATAGATTGAGTTTTAAATTTTGGCATGGACTTGGGAGATGTATATCTATTCGTTAACTTTGCTAAAGAGCAAGGGATTGATGTAAGCAGTGAGCAAGGTGGCTCACTTGCCTACGCATACTGTAAACATCTGTTTACAGATGAACAGGAGATTCAGCAGCAAGCATATTCGCTGCTAATGGTAGCACAAACAATATTGAAGGAGGAGGAGGAATGAACACATATACTATTGATGAATTTGGAATTAAATTTTCCGGCATACAGACGCTGGATGGCAAATGTCAAGGGACGGGCATCAATGTATCGCCAGAAATTCAAGTTTCGTATCATGGGTACGACGACTTCGTCCCCAAAGGAGTTCTTCCTGATGGAGTCGGCTGGACACAAGGAGGAGTTGAGCTAGTAGGTGATGAAATTGTGCTAGCCAAAGACAACAGCACTGATATTCTTGTGTTGTTGTTATGCCCTGCCACTGGGGGCAAAACCATATACTCAACAGATGAAGCATGTTTAGTAGTGCTTCATGATGGAGAAGTAATTCAAACAAGTCGTACAAAGAGAACAAATAAAGGAGGGAAATTGTATGATTGAAGTAGTCACTGAGCTAGATTCGTTTGACTTTGGAGAGATAATCAAGTCAGATAATTTGTGGCAAAGATATACTGAAGAGGAACAATTTGCCGAATTAACGTCCGATTTGGATAGCTTAATAGTTCAACAAATCAGACAAAACGTCAGAATTGGCATTGATTCTGACAAGGAATTCGATCACGCCATCTCACCATGGCAAAATTTCTCTGAGGAGACTCTTTCTTTCTTTGGGGGAGAGACATTATCTCCTGAACAAAGAAGCAATCAGGAAACTACTAGAAACGTTGTTTACAACTTTCTAGAGTGGGCGTTAAAATTCTATTTCTAAGTGGGCATCAAATGTAATGACTCAGGTTATATTTGAACACAAAGAAAGCCTAAATGCTTTCATTGATTATGTCAGGAGTGTTGGTGGAAAAATCTACGCTAGCGATGGCAAAAAACTAACAATTGAGTCATCGCTAGAAGCAGCAGCATTGATGTTTGGAGCAATAATTATATAACACTAAAAAGCACTGCATTTATCAGCAGTGCTTTTTAATTTAACAGTAGAGCTAAGCTAGTCAACGAAATCAATGGTAAATCTTTTTTACGTATAGCTTCGTTAATAATCGCTTTTGTGACATCACTCAATTTGCATTTTGGATTGTGGGCTTGATTTGGAAAAGGCAACAATTCAGTGTAATCAATAGATGGATCTTCCTTTCCTTTGAATCCATTGAATAGTCCAGCCCAGCCAATTGCATGAACTCTAGAGTCAATGTTTGACTGAGCCATGCGTAAAGATTCCATCTCAGTAATACATTCAAATACTACATAATCTGGCTGCTGCAAATAAGTTTCCCAGTCACTAAATCTTCTATCTTTGATTTGATAAGATTGAATACGCCAATACAGTTTTTTCCAATCTATTCCATCGGTAACGCTAGTTGAGTCTTGTCCTCCCCCGGCTCATCTTGTACAACTGTCTCTACAGATTCCCATCTGTTAGATTCATTTTGGAAGAAGTCATAAATATCGTTAATAAGAATTTCATCTAGCTGCTTAGTCATTTCTAGTGTCCACTCAGAACTTCCAAGCACATAGAAATAATTAGAGGACAAAAATCCAACACTGCCTGCTTTAATAGAAGCTGGTAATGGCTGCGTTTTAATCAACGTGTTATCTATTTCATAATTTCCTTCAGCAATAATGTAGCTACTGCCTATTCTAATGCCTTGCCTATGTGTTAAATTAACTGTTAATGGTTCAACTGTTAACTTCTTGTCATTTATGTTGCCATCTACAGCAACTTTGATTGGGTAAGCAACTCTATTCTTAATAATGATATGCGCTACAGCAACTTTAATATCTAAGTCAGCAGAGCCAATAAATGTAGACAAATCGTAAAATTCTTTGGCATATTCTTCCACAATTTGACTATTATCTAAGTTATCAATACCACCAAGTAGATTACGTGCTTCAACTGTGCTGATGCTTTTTTCTTTGGCAATTTTGTTAATTAGATTTGATGCCATTACGCTACCTTGCCCACGCTTTCTTTCGTGTTCAGATAGTTCTTGCCTCTCCCCAACTGTGATAGATTTTGTTTTAGCTAAATACAAATATCCAGATTCATCAGTTCCGACTTTGATAATTTCTGGTAAACTTTTTTTTTGAATTAATGGCAGCATGTTTATTACACCAATAATAGTTCAAACGAATCGTAGTAATCAGCAAATGTTTCTGTTGTAGCAACTAAAGCAACTGACTCCGGGACTTTGATAGTAAACGACACAGAAGGATCTGATATATCGTATACTTTTATGTTTCCTGATAATCCGCCCTTAAAAACTGCTGCTCCACACAATAATTTATTGCCGTTTTGTCTACAGTTTACCAGAATTGCTAGCACTCGTGTGTTATCAGTTAGTATTTTCAATTATTGTTGTACCAAATTAGTTGCACAATAATAATATCATGGATTAACTAAAAATGAAGGGAGGATGCCAAACAAAATCTTCACCTTGGAATAGTAAAGTAAAGCTAAATTTTTGAACATCATTTTGATTAGCTGGTAATGCCATAGATCCTATTTTAGCTATACCTTCAAATCGCTCGCCATTTGGCATTGTAACAGCTACATATACGTCCCTGCCAAATAGTTCACTAGAGAAAATACCAACTGGTTTTACTATAGTTTCTAATGCTCTGTCTCCTGCCAATGCTATGCCAGTAACATTACATGTTTTAGCTAATCTTACAAAAGCATTATTTACGCCTTTTCCAGAGCGAAAATTTGTTGTTTCTACTTGAGTTTCCTGAGAAGATAAATCAATTGTTTGCAATCCAAATAATGGCAAAATTCCTTCTATGGCTTCTGCTATATCACCTTGCCGCAAAAAATAAGGTAAAGGATAGATTTTAACAGTTGTAGTAAATTCTTCTATCGTTGTGTCTTCTGTTAATATAATTTGCTTTCTGTATGTATTTATGCCGTCAGCGTCTGGATTAACAAAAGATAGAGAAGTGCCAGCAGGTAAGAATACATCAGTATAACTGCGCAGTTTAACAGAAGTAGCAGAGATGTTTGCCGTCTCTACTACTTCTATTTCTGTCTTAAATAAATCAGTAATAGTGCTGCCATCAGAATTAACGTCAAGCAGCAATATTTCTAAGCAGCAACTTCTTAGTGGTTGCGAAGTAGAAGCCATTTATCCCCCTAGCTTTTAGTAAGCCATACTAAAAATTAGAGTAAGGAGCAGTCCATTCGTAAATAGAACCTTGATACATTAATGTAAAAGAGTATTTCTTAACTTCGTTTTGGTTAGCAGGCAAGTTTAGTGCCATGATTTTTGCAACACCAGCAATTCTTTCGCCATCAGGCATTGTTGTAATTGCATACACTTCTCTGCCAAGTCTAGCGTTATCAAAACCAGCTGCTCTTTTAACAACAGTTTCTAAGCATTCATCACCAATTAATGCAATTCCAGATACAGAATAACTTCTATTGAATCTAACAATTGCAGCTTCAGTGCCAGCGCCAGAGCCAAAATGAGTAGTATCAACTTGAGTTTCTTGATTATTCAAATCAAGTGTTTGAATACCACTTAATGGCAATAGCTTTGTAGCGCCCTTATCAGTAATATTAGTTGATGATTGATAAATCAAAGTAGCAGTTGATGATGCTGCTATTGGGCGAAGTAATGGGGAAATAGAAATTGTCGTAGATGTAGTTAAAATACTTTGAAGATCTTGGGTTACTACGACTTGTTGCCTAGATTTTGCGCCGCTAGCAGCAAAAGATAAAGCTGTCCCAGCATTAATAGCAAAGTTTGTTGAAGTACCAGTAACAGCGGAACTAGTAGTTATGCTTAAAGACGTAGCACCTACAGCAGCACCAGTTGTGCTAATAGTTGCAGTTGAATACCCAGTAGAAGATCTATCGGCAGCACCAAAAGCATCTAATGGCAAAAGCATCATTTCAAGAGAAAAAGACTGTAAAATCTGAGACGCGGTAGCTAAAGGCATGATTTATTCTCCTAATAAGAGTAAGGTTGTACCCAAGCAGCATTGCCTTGATACATAAGAGTGAAAGAGTATTTCTTAACTTCGTTTTGGTTGGCAGGCAAGTTTAATGCCATGATTTTTGCAGCACCTTCGATAGCTTCTCCATCGGACGTAGTTGCAATAGCATATACTTCTCTGCCCAAGAAAGCATTGTCAAATCCAGCTACTCTTTTTACAATTCTTTCTAATGCTTCATCACCAATTAACGCAATGCCAGATGCAGAGTAGCTTCTATTAAATCTAACAATTGCAGCTTCAGTGCCAGCGCCAGAGCCAAAGTGAGTAGTATCAACTTGAGTTTCTTGATTATTCAAATCAAGTGTTTGGATACCAGTTAATGGTGTTGAAGCAATACGAGAAATAAAAGTTGCACTAGTAATTCCACTAGTAGATGCTTTATTAAGAGTTATAGAGTTATTACTTTGCTTTGATAATACATAAGTATCATCAGCCACACCTGTCCCACTTACTAAATCTCCAACCTCTACCAAAGCAAAAAGATCGTTTGAACCGCTTAAACTTGCACTACCTGAAGTGTTTGTTATAGAACTAATACTAGAAAGAAGAGGAGCTGCCGAGTTAGAAGCGAATACTACTGATGTATTTGAAAAAGCAGTGGCTGGAGCTGTGCTAATTGTTAATACAGTATTACTTCTCTTAGACACTACAGTGGCAACAAAGGCACCTTGAGATACTGTATCTCCAACTTCTACTGCTGCAAAATTGCCTGTACTCGCCGTTAATAATGTAGAAGAACTCGTAACTGAAATAGTGCTGCTATTTTTATAATTTTTAGCAAACCGTAAGTTAGCCACACCAACTGTTTCAGCATCTATTAAAGCAGCAGTAGAAACTATTGGGCGCAATAAAGGATATACCCTAACAGCTTTTGGAGTATTATTCAGTAAAACATCTTCATTGATAATTACTTGTCTTCTAAATTTGTTAGTTGAGTCTCCAGAGAAAGATAATGACGTTCCCTGCTTTACAAAAATTGGGCTGTCAGATTGCAAGCTTAAACTAGTAGCGCCTATGTCAACTGTAGTAGCTGTAGTCCCAGCTTTAATTTTGACTGTTGATACAGATCTATCTACTGCACCAAAAAGCGCGTCTCTTGTAGGTAATAAAATTAAATCTAAGCTTGTATTCTGTAATATTAAAGAACTAGTTGCTAAAGGCATATAAATCCCCTATACTTCTTTTGTAATAGTTGCCAAGACTAAGTGTTAATAAAAATTGGATCTTTAATAAAAATAGTTGCCTGTTCTATAAATTCATTGCTAAATGGTATGTGTGTCAAAGACATAACACAATAACGTTGCTCTATTTTAGATATTGCTTTTATTAAATTAGAATCTCGCTTCCAATTCTTAAGAATTATCTCCCACTGCTGCGGTTTATATCTTTGCCCAGCACTAGATCCGCCGGCATATCCAATCGGATTCTGACGTATTAAGCACTCCAATCCATTACTTACAGATGGTGGACTGCTTGTTGAACCATACACCCAAATACTAGGAGTACCGTTGCTGTATACTCCTAACTCTGTGCTTAATAGCGTTCTTAGTTGTGTGTTTAATTCAGCTACATTCATGGCTGTATAGACATAGATTGAGAGTTTCTTAAATTTCCTAAATCAACAATATTTCTTGGAGACGTAACTGTAGAGCTATTTTTCCTTTTTGTCGTTGCATCCCATGCAAATATTTCAGCTTCTATAGTCTTCCTAAATTCACTATTAAGTTCAGTTGCAATGTCCTCAAACAATTCATCGAAACTATTTGCTGTACGTATTTTATCATTGAAATCCTGTACAATATCATAACGTCTTTCCTGTCCATTTAATCCTACGGTTCTCCAAACCCAGGGACGAGCAGGTAAATCACTTCCATCCTTTCTCGTACCGCCTTCATGAACAATAGGAGCGTAATTTGCACTCCAAGTATAAGTAGCAGTCTTAGGAGAAATATTAATATTTTTATTCCAAATAGCTTTCATAGTTTCCTGAATAGTTTACCTATAAAGTTGCCATTTTTAAAGTAACATAAATATGTAACATTTGTGTTAATGTGATGAATTTTGATGTTAACCAACAGCTGCTAATCAAATACTACGAGAGTAAAGACATAAAAATAAGAAATAAGATTGTAGAAAAGAATTTAGGACTTGTCTACTCTGTTGCTCAAAAAGTCCAGAAGTCTTGCTCTGTTCCATTAGAGGATTTAGTACAAATTGGGTGTCTAGGATTAATTCAAGCTATTGAAAGATATAATCCTGAAAAGTCTAAAAAGTTGTCCAGCTTTGCTGTTCCTTTTATAAATGGATATATGCTAATGTTCCTGCGGGACAAGGACAGATTAGTTAAAATCCCTAGGAATATCCAAGACATTTATCAGAAAATAATGCGTAATGCTAAAAAGAAAGGCATTACTTATGAACAATCAGCTAGGGACTTGACTATTTCAGAATTAACCGCCAAAGAAGCTGCGATAGCTCATGATAAAATTCACATAGAACTTCCTGAAATCAGTTACTTTGATAACTCTACTATCGATGAATTAGAGATAATACTAGCTAAAATTCCAAGCAAGCACGCACAAATACTTAGATTAATTTATATTGAAGATTATAAAATACAAGATATTAAGTCATTATTAAATTTGTCAGTATACCAAATTAAACAACTAGAATCTGAAGGTATAGAACTACTTAAAAATGTAGTCAACGATATTGTTGTTTGTCCTAGCTGTTTAAGCAAAAATGTTGTCAAGAACGGGAAAAGAGGAAATAGGCAGCAATATTTATGCAAAAGTTGCCAAAGTCAGTTTGTTGAAAATCCATTACAAATTGGCAGGCCTTCTTACGATGACAATGTCAAGATAACAGTCTTAAACGCACTTTCTAATGGCAAATCATTCGCATGGTGCAAACTCTATTTAGGTGTTTGCCAATCTACTGCCTATAACTGGCTAAAGCAATATAAGGTGGTAAATGGAAAATTACACAAAAACTCTATGATGGATTTTTGATTTTATTGACATACCAATTTAAGTACCATAAAGCTTTCTGTAAATCTTCATTACCATTCTTGTGTTCGCTTCTCCATAAGTATTTGATGACATTGCCTTTGATGAATCCTCTTAGCTCTTCCGGAGATAAAGCTGCTGCAATTGCATCAATGCATTCAACTGAACTTGCTGTGTAATGCTGTGGGTGATCTACGTTTGACATAATAAAAAAACCTCCTTGCGGAGGCCCCATTTGTGTTGTGGTGTAGCTATTGCAAGTTAGTAAGTTAGAGCTTACTGTTTGTCTTTTTTATCCCGTTCGGGATAATCGTAATCAAACATAGAATTTGCCTATTGCTTATCGAATAAAATTAATATAGCATCCTATTTTATCCCTGTCAATAGTTTTCTGAAAAATTATTTAGACTGCTGTTGGCAGCGTTATAGTACCTCGTATTAACGTACCTCTTTTAGTTGTGTAAGCATTTATTCTGTTCTGTGTAATAGCTATGAACTTCCAAGTTCCTTGAAATATAGAACCATCGTTATTAGTTAGTTTAGCTGTACCAACAGATTGAACAGTGATTGTAGTTGGCATCAATTTTGGATTACTCAGCCGTCCTTCGACTTGGATTAAGCTAGTACTGTAGCTGCCAGGCATTTGCAGCACTTTTGGATCTTTGTATTCAGTTGCAGAAACTAATAGTGTAGTAGGAGTAGATGATTGAACATAATTCCCAGTCTCTGGATCTACTGTAAAACTACCACTGCCAACGTTGAATTTTAACTCTAAATTAACTGTACTAAAATAATTATCGGGCAAATGTTCTAACGCGCCACTGACAAGTTGCTCAATATTCATGACGTGTACTCACTTGGGCGATATTTTCTAAATATTGATAATAACTCATTTATTGGGCTACCACTAGTTTTGTTGCCACTTATTCCAAGATAATCTGACTGTGATGCATACTCTACTTTGTACTTCTCGTCAGAAACATCTACAGATTTTACTCCCTGTGATTGAGGAGAAATTCTCATAGCCACAATACTAGCTAAAGCACGTTTTAGTATTACAACTTCCTCTGTGTTAGTTGTAAAATTAAAACCAGAATAATAAGTAATTTTAAGTTGTTTTTTTAGTCTAGGAACTGTTGGACTGCGACTATATCTCCTAAATCCAGTGTGATAAAAATATTCATGTCTTAACACTCGACTAAGAGACAATAAGCCAACTTCATTGTTATCGTAATCAATAATATAATCTTTATCTAAAGTAAGTAATTCCCATTCTTGTAAAGAATAAACACCAAAGCGAGGCGGAGTATCACTCCCTCTTAATTCTATTACAGGAGCAGGAGAAGGAAGTAGTGGACGTATTGGCACAATCACTCTTCCAGTATTTGGTATAGACAAAATTTTAGTAAATTCTGTTAGAGCTAATGGACGGTTAGAGCCATTAACTCCTTCCACTAAACTTTGAGCTAAAGTTATTGCAGTAGTCAATGGCTCTCCAGTCAAAGTAATGCTGGGAGCATAACTAATACAGTCTTGATTAGAGAGCCACGGCATATTAAGCAACCCCGAAGTATTGCAAATAAATGTTAGCTTTGCCAGCGGTTAAATCAGCAGTAGCTACTACTAAATTAAGCGCAGATTTAGTACCGCCAGCTAATTTAACTGGTGTAGTGTTAGCAGTTAAAGCTACAACTCCTGTTACAGAAGCAATTGCTGTAGCAGTATAGATAGATTGCGCCACTGGAGATGACGCATTATTGATGAAACTTAATCCAACTGTAGCGCTACCACCACTTGTTATAGTAGTGACAACGTCTATAAAACCACGATGAATAATGGAGCCAGGGGGTAATTCTAGCTCTAATGGAATGTTCCCAATTTTCCCGCCTACATCAGCAAAATCATAAATAACTTTAACGATTCCACCAACAGAGTCAGTTTGAACTCTAGCTGGTATTGTATTCAACTTAGGCATTGCGTCTATCCTCCACAAATCTAGGACATTCTTTTAAATACTCTGGGCAAAATATTGTACCAACCAAATTAGTTCTAAATTGCCCACACAACAAACATTTGAACTGTGAGTCAAAGCCAGGATGCTGAAAAGCTGGGGTAGGAGCCGTAGATGTTTTTTTCCTTGACTCCTTTACCTCTTTGGCTTCTTTGATTATTTCCTTATTTTCATCTTGTTCTGTCATAGGAAATATCAATATTAAACTGCGGTTTTGAGTGTGTTAACTTTGATAACTCTAAGTTGTTGTGGGACAGCACTACTGTCTCCTGCACCATCAACATCCATTTGAACAAATCCTTCTTCAGAGCGCCAGATAGTTCTAGTAGCACGTCCAAAATCAGTGTCATCATCAAAGCGAACTTCCATTTCAGTGCCGATGCCACGTCCGATTGTGTCAGAACCAAAAGCAAAGCTAGTGTGAGTGACTTTGCTGCTTTCTGTTTGAACGCCGGGAGCGCCGCTACCACCAACACCATAAGCATTAGTCTCGAAAATCATGAAGTTCTCAAAATCTCCACAATATCCAGTTAGCTTATCTGTCTCACCAGGAGAGATTAGAACAGGATTTAAGAACTCTGTCAAGGCTTGCAATTCGCTAGGACTAGCAGCATGCCACAAAGTGTCATAGCTAATTTTTAATTGAGTCAAAGCTGTGCTGTTAACTACCAAGCCATACTTGTTACCAGCAAATGGAGGAATCTGTAGCTCTTTCATGTAACCATACAGAGACGCTAAGAATTTGCGAGATAAAGTTCCATCATCTCCAGCAGTAGCAACATCACCAATCGCAGTGGTAACAGCGTTTTTATCATTGTAAACAACACGAGTTGTGCCAGTCCACAAGCTTCTAATCTGCAAATCTTCCCATGCGTAGTAATCTCGCATTAAGTTTCTATTCAAAATTGACAACAATTCAATCATTGAATAGGCAGTTACAAAGCTAACTAAAGTAACAGGAGGATATTGGGAATTACGTCCTAAACCCCATTCACTTAACTGAGCTGTTACAACTCCAGTGGATAAATTTTGATTACCAGAGTCAATACGAGTATACGCACCAGCACTTGACAATAATCTGTCCTCAGGAGCGTTAGGAGCAGGTAAATAAGCCGCTCTAGGAATCTTAATGTTGTCTCCCAATCCTTTACCAAAATCAATTACAGTATTAGCAAATTGCCAAAAGATAAATCCTTGACGATTGTTGGTACGCATAATCGATGACAAAACAGACAAAAATCCGCCTTGGATGTCTCCACCAACTGTTGCAGCATCCTTGGAAATGGTAGAAGAACCACGCAACATACCATTGGCTTTTGCCCAAGACTCTAAGTCTTTAATAACAGCTGCTTTGTTTTCTTTAACAAATTGATTCAACTGCCTGTTGTCTTGAGTAACATACTGGGAGCCATTGGCGCGTACTTTGATAACTTTGGAGCAGTCATCAAAAATGTTAAACCAATCTTTTAAAGCACCTTGTGGCGCATCTGCTTTAGATGTTATTACTCTATTAACATTAGGAACAGAAACGTTTTCAGTTTTTCCTTGCATTCTACCAATATCATTTAATACTTTTTCAGCTAATCTCGCTGTATCTAGTTGAGACTTAAGAGCGTCCTTTTCAGCACGTTCTTTTTGTAAAGCAGCTTCTAATTCTGCTTTAGCTTGTTTTTCCGCTTCTAAAGAAGATTGCATTTTATCTAAATGAACAGATAAAACACGTTCAACGTCGTCTAAAGACAAAGGCTTGGGCGCATCATGCTCAGGAGCAGGAGTAGGTGCAGGAGCTGAAACATCTGTAGTAGATTCTACTGATACGCTGTCTTGAATCTTGACGGAGTTGGCAATAGCAAATCCTTTTGGTTTGTCTGACATTTTTTCTCTTTTTGCTTGATTAATTGAATCTATGACTTGCTGTTCTGATAATTCTTTTATAAATTTCCGTGACATACAATTAAGCTAAAACACTTGTTTTTAGCTTAAACTATTCTCGCTAATTATAATGGCAATAATTATTGTAGCTGTATCTTTTATGGTATTAAATTATGTCCAAAAGGCAGGGAAGCTATTTAAAAAAATGTAGAATTGAAAAAGGTTTTAGTTGCCAACAACTAGCAAATTGTATTGGAGTTAGCCGCATGACTCTCGTTAGGGCGGAAAGTAATGGAATTAAACGTGCTTGCTTAATTAAAAAAATAGCTAAAGTATTGGAAATTAGTCCGTCTTATTTATTGGAATTAGATTATGACTGAACCATTTAAACCTCAGTTTAATACACAAAAATTAGATTTATTACTTAAAAAAGGTGAGACAGCTAGATTTAATTTAACTGTAACAGGTAGTTATGGCATGAACTTTGCAAATGCTTTGGTATTTGGAGAAGTTCGACGTAAATCTCCGGGATTTAGTTTAGTTAAACGATTTACTGCATCTACTACAATTAACACCCCAAATGTACAAATTAAAGCATATCCTGCTACAGCTGACAAAAGTAAAATATTGTCTTTACTGCCTGTTAGAGTTGGGGATAAAGTAATTATTGAAGGCGCTGTTGCAATTGCTAAAGTAGACGCTGTTACTGACTCTACTCTTGTTTTAAGTTCTAATGCAACTAAAACAGTTAGTGAAGCTAGAATATTTAATCGTTCTGCATCAGTGGCTGCGTTTCATGCTAATGTAGCAAGCAGCTTTACTGTAAATGTAACTAGCAATACATCAAATACATTAAATGTAACAGGCGTAACTCAACAAATCCCCGCTGGCAGTATACTTGCTTTTACAAGTGGTACATTAGTAACAGGAGTTACAGTAGCAAACACTGTAAATGCTGGACAAACAAGTATTGAAATTAGAGAAACAGTTGTCGCTGGCACTCTTAATGGCTACAACTGTTATGTTACAAATAGTCATGGTTACTTAAACAACGGAAGTGCGGATATAGCGATTAACTCAACTAATACAACAGGAGTAGATGTAAGCATCCAAGGCTGGTATTTAGGTTTACCCGCAATGACTGCAAATACAAGATTGTATGTTCAATCTTATTCTAATGTTGATAAAGAATGGAAATATGTAGGAGCAGTAGCTTTCAAGGAAAATTTTGTAGGAATCCCTCCTACTGCATTAACTACACCAACAGTAAAACTTTTGGCACCCGAAGGTAATGTTATCATCCCTCCTTATTCCAAATTCATGGTTGGAGTAATACCATTCAACACAATTAGTTTAGAATTATACGTAAACAGCGCTGAATTTTACGATATGGATGGAGAATATGGATATGAAATATTAGTTAGATTGAATAACGGAGACACTGTTAGAGTTATGGAAGGGAATTGTACATTTACAGATAGTTGGAGTGATTTACAATGAGTGATATTATAATAACCGGAGAACAAACAGATAATGCAGTATCTGTGTCTAGAAGTGTTCCTATCCAACCAGGGAGACAAACAGCTGCTAACTCAATTTCTGTAGTTTTAGCATCAGATCAAGCATCATTAAATATTCAAGATGCAACATCTATAGTCAGCGATGTTAAATCATCAATGTTTGGTTTTCCAATCACAGAACAAAGACAATTTTTATTACAAGAATTACCAAGCTATGGTATAGACTCATCTGTTTGGGAAAGCACAGGCACTTTTACATACGATCCAAATAGAAGCTGTGTACAATTAAGTTTAGGAACAAATGATTTTTCAACACATCAAACTAAATTCGCCTATAAATATCAGCCTGGTAAACAAATTTCAGTATCACAAGCTATTCAATGTGCTATTGGGCCTGCTATTCATAATTGCTTTGTCCAGTGGGGAGAATTTACTAAATTCGATGGCTATGGTTGGCGAGTTCTAACAAAAAGAGGTGATGCCACTGGTAATTTAAGAATATGGCGTAATTATTTATTGTTTTTTAGACGCACTTCTGCTGTACCACCAGGGACTGCTTCTAACCAAGTAAAAAAAGATTTTTATGAACAAGGAAATACTAGCCAAGGAGTTCAAGTCGGGAATAGCTTAATGTTTCGCCCAGAATATTTAGTTGGGAATGGAACCAACACCAACTACATAGGAAGTAACACCTGGGAAGAAATAGCTTACACTTCTATGGTAGGCAGTAATTTTAACAGAGATAAATACACAGGAAGAAATCAAGAAGGCAGTCCACAAATAGATGGAACAGCTGGCAACTCTGCTAAGCAAATTAGTTTTATTACTGACAGCTATGAGATAGCTAGTTGCACAGGTAATAATAATAGCTCGGCAATAAATTTTGGTAGTCCTGTCCCTAGTACTTCCGCCCCTTTAGCAATAGGAATGACAGTGCGTGGTACTAATATCCCGGCAGACACAAGAATTACAGCAGTAACAATTACTTCGGGAAATATTACAGCTATTACTATAAACCAAGCAATAACAGGAGGAGCATTAAATGGAACAATTTATATCAATGAGCGCTCTAATTTATGCATGTTTCTTATACAAAGAAGCTGGTACGGCGGATCTGGTGGTAAAGGATTAGCTTACATTCCTGATAGAAACGTGCCTTTTAATGGAGCAACAAGATGGGTTACCGGACATGAAATAAGAGTGGGAGATACTTTGCCAGTTCCAAGTATGTCTAATCCAGATATGCCTGTAACTTATTTGTACGGAAAACAAATTAATTCTAGTAACAGTTTCCAATCTGATTTTTCTCTCGGCGGATTTACTAGTTCAACAATCCCAGGATTACTAAGAAGATTCGGCGTATCTATTTGGATTGATGGAGGAGATCCTCGCCCAGCAATTGTTAAAACAGGTTCAGCAACTAGCGTTAGTATTGCCAACACTAACTACTTACCAATGCTTGCTATAGTCATGCGTCCATATATATGGAACAACGATATAAGTCAATCTCGTCCTCAGAAATCTAGAGCATACCCATATAAGTTATATATTAGTTCAACGCAAAATACAGAATTTTATTTAGTTAAAGCGGCTGGTAGTTGGCTTAATAGTTATTTAACACCAGAAGGTTCAAATATATTAACAGCTCAAAACGCAGCTGTGTCATTAGATGCGGTAGCAATTATTAACCCACCATACTGGAATTCTAGTACAATTCAAACATTGAACGGATATCCTAGTATTAATGGAGCGACTAAAGTAATTGGAGCTTTTTACTGTGGTGCAAACGAAGGCACTGAATTTGACTTAACAGAAATTTTCGATCCCCAAAGAGAGTTGTTAGGACGCGCTGAAGGCGTAGCTAACAATGTTCCTGGAGACATCTTGCTTGTTATAGCAAGAAGTCTTTCAACAAGTAGCACAACAGCATCTTGTAGTCTTGTATTTGGAGTTCAATAATGGCAGACTACATATATATACCGGATTCATTGGGGGAAAATGCTGCGGACTATGGACAAAAACCTGCGGCAACTTCTTATTCTGTCACTTTAGCTAATGATCCAGTTTACCAAGTAAATAGAGTAAACAAGTCATTACCAGAAGACATTGAAACTACAATGTTTGGCTTTCCTATTGAAGATAAACGCCAAATATTGTTTGCAGACACACACCAATACGGAATAGATAAAAATGACTGGGATATAGTCTTAGGACTTGTTAGTGGAGGTGGCATTAAAAAAACACTTTTACAAAATGCCCCTTTAACATCTGATTATCAAGGTATTTGGTTAGACAACTCTCCTAGTCAAAGCATAATGCTTGATTTATATGCTGGAATTGTAACTTATGCCAAGTACGAAAACTCAGCTGTTGAATTAACTATTGACACTCAATATGACAATGATCCAAATAATCCAAGTGATCCACCACGAAACGCAGCTTGTTCAACCAAGCAAGTTTTTGATTGCGACGTTGCTGCCAACACGTTTGCATCTTTTGGTATTGTCAGAGAAAGTGTTAGCGATAATTGCATCTCTCAATGTGGATTGTTCTCATCTACTTCTGGATGGTATATAGAAATTCAAGGCGATGGTTCAGGTAATAATTTTAGAGTAGTTAGAAGATACACTGACTCTTCAAATATTGTTACAAATATCGTTTATAATAGAAGTTCGTTTGTTGACAAATTAGATGGAACAGGAATATCTGGGCATACTATAAATTTTTCTCGCGTAGTCATGCTTGGAATTGAAATTGGCAGTTACGATGGTAGTGCCGTAAAATTTTACGCTTACGTCCCAGATGCAAGAGCAGGCGGATCAACTACATGGGTAATGTTCCATAAAATAAATATTTCAGACACTTTAGATTTCCCAGAGCGTAATGCATCTGCGTTACCAGTAACTTTTATACATCGAACTAAAATAACAAGTGGGTATAGTAAATTAAAAAAATATGGAACTTCTGTCACAAAAATAGGATCAACTAATTCAGTAGTAAAAATGTTTTCTGCTGCTGGACAATTCCAGAATTTAACACCAGCTAAAGAGATATTTTTATTTGGAATGCTAACAAAAGAACTATTTAATTCTAGATTTAACTATACTAAACACTATCCTAAATATTTAAATGCAATCAGCAATGTCCCCACGGAAATAGTAGCTAGAAGATTTAGAGTTACTCCTGCTAATTCTGCAACAATTAATCTAAATCCATCAGTACAAGAACAATATGATCCAAATAATTTAGTTTATTTAATTGAGCCTTCATCAAAAGATGTATTGATTGTATCAACAACCTTGCAAAATGTTGTTAGAAGAATAGATAGAAACGCTAGAAATATTGCTTATTTTACTAAAAACGATGTACTTTATGTTGCTGAAGACAATTCATCTACAATACTAATATTGAATGGAATAACAGGAGATACTATTACAAGTTTTATCCCTCCTAGCGTGCCTGATTCAATAGATTTAGCAATCATAACAATTACCAGTCCAGCTCAAGATAGATTAATTATTACAAACTCAACAGGATTTACAGTTTGGAATATAACAAATTGGTTAGAACCAGTCTTGCTTTATTCTGAATCTGGGCTAATAATACCACCAAATGCTTCTGTATTAGCAGCTGATAATAGATTTTTTGTTTTAACCTCAACTTCTATTTTAGTTTATAGTGCTACTACTTCAGCCGTTAGTTTACTACAGACTATTAGCCAACAGTTTGAAGTTCCACTTGCAATAACGTACAGCCAATTAAAATTATTCGCAACATTCGCAGGAGTTGTTCGAGCTTATACTAGATTTGGCACAGCTACTGCATACACACTTGATAATCAATTTACATTTAATATTAGCTTAGCCAACCCGGATATAATTACATCTGTAGATGCAGTTGACGTTGTATATGTTGCTAGTAGTACAACAGCTGGCGTAGTAAGAAGACGTAATTATGATGGACTAAATAGTGTAACGACAATTAATACAACTTTCCCAACTATTGGTATTTCAGTAGATGCTGATTTAAAAACAATTCTGTACAACACATCACCCATATTAATGGAACTTAATTCTCAGACAACATTTATAGATTTATTAGCTCCTGGGGCATTTTTAAAAGGCAACTTGTTGGCAGCTGGAATAACAGCGTTAATCCAAAATGATGGATATAATCCTATTGGTGATATTATAGCAAGTATGATTATTGGAAATGGTAGCAAGCAATTAAAAATAGCTGATTTATTTCAGGATTACAGAGAGTTTTTTACTACAACTTACGACACCTTTAATAATTCTTTGTCATCACAAGATCTTGTTTTATTTTATATGAAGCATTTAGGAGAATTACCAAGTAAGATAAATGAACAAATTGAATGGCTTTCAGGATTTGGTAGTATGACTGTAACAGCAAACGTCACTGAACAAAATCCTTTACATGTTGTTAATATAGGTAGTGGTACAATTTCTATTATTACAGGACAAATATAATGGCTACAAATGTTTTACTTAGACAAGGCTCATCAAATGAACAATTTGTGTATAGATATACTCAACCAAATTCTAATCTTGGAAGCGATAGTTTTATTGAAAGCTTAGTCAACGGCGTTTCTGGATACAATAATTCATTTGTATCTTCCGCTGGTTGGAGAATGCTTAATTTAAGATTGCCATCAAATTTGCCATCAAATTATATTGGAAAATTAGAATTTAGCATGGGAACCGGTGGTGGCACAGTGTTAAGCGCTGCTTGTGGTTTCACATTAGGCATTCCCCCTCTATATGCAACACATATAAATACAATTACTAAATCAATTGCTTATGGATTTATATGCAATCCTTTTAATATTACAAACAATCAAAACCGACTATGGGTTGTTCATGAAAATACATTAACACAGCTTGGGACTCAACACACTCCATCTAGCGTGTTGTCTATAGAAATTAAAAACGGAGTTGCAACTTACCAAGTAGGCTCAACTATTGTTTTTACATCTGCAATACAAACTAGCATGCCATTATATGTAGTCGGAGTGTGTGGTTTTAATAATAACACAATAACTAATATTGGATTGGAAGGTGGATCTGGATTTACTGTACCTTCAATAGATTACAGCAAAGAAATTTGGATTTTGTGTAATGGACTTACCAGTCAAGCACAAAGATTTGATGGACTTGCATTAAGTGGAGATTACGCAACTGGAACAGCAAGTAGATTATCTAGAATAGAATTATTAACAAACGCAGGGAAAAATTACACGATTACTTTCCCGAACGAAAGCATAGAAAATGTCAATACGATAACTTCTAGTTGGAGAACAATTACTAGTCAAAGTTTTGCAGCATTACCAATTGTTATCAGAATTGCATTCAGTAGCTTAACTGATTTACTGGGAATTAGAATCGTTAATCCATCTACTGGGACTGGAACTAGTATATTTAACTCAACTTCAATACAAAACTTAAGTAACTTGCAAGAATTAGAAATTAGATCTGTAGATGATTTAACAAGCCCTAGCGTAAATGCTATAAGACAATTCAAACCAGCTATAGGACAACTTCCGTTACCATTACAATCTCTTAAGACTTTATTTGTAGAAGGTTGTTTTGATATTCCTACTACAATCGCAAATGTACCAAAATGTTTGAATCTTGAGACAGTTATATATTTTTTAGCTAATACGAATAAACCTAATTTTAGTGCATTAAGAAATCTAAAAGAATTTATTTTTAATCCTAGTGTATCTCCCACAAATATACGTTTTTCAGGATTTAGGGAATTATTTAACCCTACTAGAACTGTTACAACTCATGGACTTCTTACTGGTGGTTTGAGCGAAACTCAGTATCTTGATCTAGCTTTAGCTCAAATATCTTCATCTTTGCTTTGGGGAGAAGATGTTAGAACAGATTCTGAATTTTATATGCCAACCAGTCTAGTAACTGGCGGGTATTCTTTTAATGGCAGCACCGCAGCTCATGTGGGAGGCGCATCGTCACTACAAGATGGAGGAAATTTACCCAATAGTACTCTTACTTTTAGTGGAGAAGTTGTTACAATTACTATTGCAGGCGGCGCACCAAATGGAAATATTAATAACACAATAGCAAATCATTTTCAGAATGGCGTGCCTATTTGTTTTAAAAAACAAACCCTTCAGAATCAACAATTTGTTGGCACTCACTCCAATATTCAGTTAAGAAGAATTTCTAACTATAGCGGAGATACAGTATCAAGAACAGTATCTGGGAATAATTTAGTTATATCTTTTAAATTAATTCCTATTAAAACTAGAAGTACTTTTACTAATGTAACCATAACTGCAAATACAACTTATTTGACTGAAACGACAACATCATTTTTTACAATAAGTAATATTCTTACAACAAATCTTTTAGTAGGAGACACGGTTAGATTATCATCATCATCAATATCTGTACCTTTTGCTTCTAGAACAAGCACACCTTCTATTATTGTTGAAATTATTGATGCAACCAGTGTAGTTATCTCCAAAGGAAATGTAAGCGATGGAATTGCAGCAGGCATTAGTTCAGTTGTAGTTAATTATGAATTCCCCGCAGAAAATTCCACTAGTCCGTTAACCAATTCTACAGATTACACAACTAATCCGCAAAACACAATAATTAGAACTAACGGCAGTCAAGTTTCAATAGTAGCTTTGCTTGCATTTTTCCGTAATGGAGTACCAGGTAATTAGGAGAAACCAATGGGCAAAATCGCAATTAAAACAAACGCAACAGCTGATATATCATCAATACTCCCTGAAGTATTAAGATTTTATGATGCTACAGTTACTTTTACAATTACATTAGCTTCTGGCACTAATAATATAACTAGCTGGGGGGATAGGAGTGTTAATAATGTGCCAGCTACACAAACTGTTGGTAGTGAACAGCCAATTTATAATCCTGCTACTAGCACTGGATTAAGAACTATAAATATGGGTTCAATTAAAAATTTTTTGATAAACTTTGGAGTAGCTGGATTTGATGGCTTTCTGTATATTGCTGATGCCATACATGGTGTTTTGCAATTTGTAATAACTGTCCCACCTAGTACGCAAAATGTTGTATTGAAATGCTGGAGAGATGGGGATTTTAGCAGAAATGTTCAAAATTTTACATCTATAATTGGGATTGTTTTAACTTCTCAAATAACGCATAAAAATATTATAGAGAATTATTTTGGAAGCAAGTCTCAAAACCTTAAATACAGCAATCTAAATTCTTTAGATCATTTTTTTCTTACTCAAAATAGTCTCAATACTGTTGCTTCACATGTTAAGACAACGCCAGCGATAAGTAATACTACATACAAAAGCTTTTCAAACGCATTTTTTGGATTGACATTTTTAATCTTTGCAAGATTATATAAAGTAAGTAGTATCTCTGGAATGTTCCAAAATTGCACCAATCTTGAGATTATACCACCTTTTGACACTTCTCTTGTAACTAATTTTTTGTATCCATATTCATTCGGAATAAACATTACACACATATCAGCGTCTGATCATGTAAACACAATTACGTACACAGATCCATTAAGAAGCAACGCAATGTCAGCTTTAAGCCTTGATAATTTTATAATATCAATAGCAGCAGGAATTGCAAATAATTTATCAAAAAATGTTACTTACATTCGTACTACTTCTGACGTTAATGCATCTTTGACAAACATTGACAGAAGAAAACCTAGCTTTACTAATATTCAAGACACTATACCAGATTGGAATAATATTATAGATGATTACGAAAATGGGATAAATACTGAAGATCAAACAAAAACACTTTTACAACAACGAGTAGATAATTACAACCAAGAATGGAAGACATGGGAGCAAACATTAAGAAACACCAATGAATCATTAAATGGAGTACAATACAACTTTTCAAACGGAACAGTGTCAGGGCAAAAAGCACTTTTCTGGATTTTAGCTAAGAAAAGTTTAACTATTCCATTAGGAGCAGCACCAACTACTTTAACAACTGGAGTAACTAGAAGTTATAGATCTAATAGTGGTTTAACTGTTAGTGGTAGCAATGTAGATGCATGGACTCCAGTAACTGGAACTAGCAATCAAACAATATCTGGTTTAACAACTCAGACAATAAATGGCATAACATGTGTTATGTTCAGTAGCACAAAAACAATTACTCTTAATTTTAGTTCAATAAATGGTGTTACAAATGCTATTGTATATATAGGAACTCTTTATGGATATGTTAAAAGAATATCGATTACTGCTACAAACCTAAGAATATCCACAAATACTACTACTGAATTACCAATAATTAGTATTATGGTTACAACTACCGCAGTTAATGAAACTGAAGTATTATCAAGATTAGGATTCTATGGGAGTTTCCAAGAGTTCAATTACACGGCTAATACCTTAACTTCCGCCAACATTCAATTAACTGCTGTTTAATATGTATTACAAATTCACAAACAAAGAAGACGCACAGACGGCATTAGATTATATTAATGTCACTTTAGCATCTATGTTTCCACCAGAATTAGTCACGCAGGAAGGCATAATATCTGTAAATGCAGAGACAGGAGAGCCGGATATAAATGCTGCCAAGACTACAACATGGGCGGAGATTAAAGAGTTCAAAGATTTTTACATCTTCCCAGTTCCAACACAGGAAGATGTAGGAGATTTGATATTACCACAGATTATCATGCCTGTGACTTATCAACTAATCTCTAGTGAAGAATTAGAGGAACTATCTAATGATTTCAGCTTTGAACAGATTGCCGCAAACAACCAAGGACAATTCGACTCCATCGAACACTCCATTCCAAATAGCGTAATCAGCTAATTCGTCGTCCTCATCATAATCGTATCCACCTGGTATTTGATGAGGACAGATATAATTGCCATATTCGTCTATTTCAAAAAAGCTAACTTCTCTACCATATTCAGCAGAACAGTTTGGGCAAATAATATCTACTTCAGATAAGACACCACCAGTAGAACATTTACTAATCCGCATTGTCTTAATATCCATGATATCTTGTGCTTTTGAAGCATGGATAGCAGCAATACAGTAAACACATTTATATCCTTTATCTTTAATAGAGGATAAGTTTTTATACATTTTATCTTGACTATATTCTGGCAAGGAGTCATTAGCCAAAAAAGCATCTAAAATAAAACCAGTAGAATTTTCTACATTATCCCAATCATGATTTTTAAGTAAACTTTTACCAATTAATTGCTGTGGCATTTGTTCTAAAACATTGTCATGCCATACTTTGTAATTGCGACTTACCAAATTATCAGATGCTCTTAAAGGAACAATAAACCATTCATCAGCTTCCCATTCTTGTTTTGTCAATGATTTGATTTTATCCAAATCTTCTGGAATAGGAGTTCCCATGTATAAAACACGTTTAGCGGACTTTGTAAGTTCCATAATTTGCAGCATGATTAATCCATCCTTGTCTTGAATTTAATAAATTTAAATCAGGTTTACTAACATTACTAGAATAATCTTTATGGCATCTACAACGCATTTTACATGCTGTTGCCACACCAATTGATGGGAAGTGTCCAATTAATTGCCAGCCGGATAATGAATAAGCTATGCAATCTGGACAAACATTGTTGTAAGCACCAATTATCCATTTCTCCCATCTAAATCCAGCTTCTTTATGAGATTCAGCACGTCCTCTTTCATAGAATTTATAGAAAGAATCTCCGTACTTGTTAGCTCTGTCTTTTATCTGAGAAGGTGATAAATTGCCATTTTTAATTTCTTGAGAGAAACGACGTAAGTAAGCATATTCCTCAGCTAAGGCTTTACCTACAATGCCTTTGTCTCTAGATTTAAAAATGTACTTGCCTCCTTTGCCTGCTAGATAAGATTGTGTGTCTCCTTTCTTGATAATCTCAGCCATAGTAGATTCCCAAGTACTTACACTGATTTTATTATTTAATAATAATTCAGTTACAGTTTTTATATCAGTTTTTAATCGTTTAATTCCATTTTCTATAATTTCTTGGACATCTGCTCTAGACACAAATTTACCAGCAAAAATACCAGAAGTATATCTAAATCTTTGAGTTTTTGGATCAAACGCAAAATCCATTATGTCTCCTCTGGTAAAATTTCAGCATTGAGTAATCCGGCATAATCTGGATTATTTTCGTCCCAATCTTCAATGTATTTGTCAACATCTTCAGGGAAGATTAAAGCACGTCTTAGCAATGTTTCTAACGGCTCTAAATTTGATTGTTCAGTTGGAATAAAATTAGTTTCCATATGACTCCGGAGATTCTGTAGTTGTTGGAATATCAGTAGGAGAAGCAAACTCACCCATGACTTGTGTGTATTCAGAGTTAGGAGTTAATACCCACTTAGGCCATTTGACATCAAAATGCCTGTTAGCAATGTAAAAATCGTATCCATATCTTAATACCATTTTTAGACAAATCGCCCATCTAACTTGCTCTCCAATCAAGGAACGGACTTCACCAATCAGACGACTATAAGTTAACGCTGGCTGTCCATGAATATCTCTAGAACCTGTGGATTCTGCTAATCCTGGAAATATCCAGGCAGGCACTCTAGGAGGAATGCATTGATATCTTAGCTTTAGCCAATAATCAATTAAAGGAGCTAATGAATCACCACTTGTTCCAGCAGCTTTCTTGACATCAGAGCCAGACAGTAAATACAAATTGGTAATAATACCACTTGCTGACATAGATTCATGACGCTGCATGTAATCTATTCTGTCTTGTTCCGTCTTGTCTTCTGGTAAAATATGCAACCATGGAGTAATCCCCACATCTCGCGCTGCTGTCTCTAATGCCACAGAACACTCTTTGAATTTACGCCATGTTTCTATAGAAGGAAATCCAATAGAATTGCCATACAATCCTCTAGATTTGTATTTAAAATGCAGTATTTTAACAGGATTGAATTGAATATCATCCTCCGATGGCATGACTCTTGTACGTTGAATATAACTTACTGTTTGATTACTGCTAGTCTTTTCCACAAATACAGAGAAAGTAGGTAAATACTGACTAGAAACAATGTCCCAATCATTATTACCAATTCCTGTTTTACCAATGCCTAATTCAACGAAACTGTCGCCAAACGCTAACGCTTCTATCGCTGCTCTAATTAAGAAATCACCACCTAATACTAGTTCTTTACCATATCTGTACTCTGATAGCTCTTTGGCTATTTCCAGCACTTCCGGACTAACAACTGTGCCATCACTTAAAGTAGGATTGACATACCAACTGCTGACTTGTCCTTCCACTTCCTGGAAGCAATCAGATGCGATAGTATCAATGGAGTGCCTGTATTCATAACTCCAATAATACATCTCTAGAAGTTCGTAAGATATATTCAAATCACCGTGTACCGGACGTATAGGCGTTTCTGGTAAATCGAAATAATTTTTAGTTTGAGTGTGCGGATAAATAACAGATTGCCTAATGCCTTCTAGATTATTAGAGCCTCTAAAAAATTGCCAAAGTTTGCTAAATATTTTTCCGTAATTAACCATACAAAAATGTTATTAAATAATATAATTTTAATTATATGTTACATATACGCAAAACTGTAATATAGAAAATTTTTGGTACAATAATTTTATCCCTCTCTATGCCCTTCTCTTCAACAGGGCTTTCCTTATCTAAATCTGCTTTTACGTCCCGCGATAGTTCCTAGATCTCCTTCTAGGGCAGTACCTTTGCGTCTTAAAGCAACATCTAATTTAGCAAAAGCAATAGCAAGGCACATAACACAGTCGTCATGTCCGTACATAGCTTTTCTGCTTTGCAAAGAGAACGCGCCAAATTCTGTTAATCCATCCCAATTGTAGGGGAATATAACTTCTTGTTTTTCTAAAGCTAACGCTAATCTATCTGTATTTTGCACTTTAGATACGTTGGTAGTAGCTACAGTTTCAATTGATAAATTACGCCTCAATTTGGAGATTTCAGCTGCAATAATAGCACCACCTGAATTATGTTCTATCACTGTTAAAACTGGATTATAGGCATCAGATAACTCCAGCGTTTTGTCTATACAATACAAAGATTGTCTAGAGTTTTCTCTATATTCTGCAACTACTTGATAAGGAGTTTCTGTAATGTCAATAATCAAATATTCCCAATAGTCTGTACCACCAAAATTTGGATCTAAAGCAGCCATATAATATCTATCTTTGTTTGGTAATTGCCAACTACCGACTGCGCATTTAGAGACATATTCATAACTAAATAATGCACCACCTGAGTCAGGAATGCCTAAATTATATTCTCTGTTCAAAGCATCATCTGTTAGCTTGTGCTTCTTCTTAGTTTTCTCTAAGAAGTCAGGTACAGAAGAATATATAGGGTGTGCTTTCCAGTGGATAATAACTTTCGCCCAACCATTGTCATCTATCCACCAATAACATGGCTCTTCTTTCCCCAACTTTATCCGTTGAATTATAGATTCTGCATCCACAGGATTAGCGCTATTGAACATTTGCCAAAATGTCGATAACTTACCTAGTTGTGACATTGTAGTAGCCATTATAGTTCTAGCATTCTCCCCTACCGCTTCTTGAGATGGTGTTGATGAGGCATAAATCTCACTAAAATTTGGAGGAAAAGCAGCTTCATCATAAAAAATATCACTAACAGATTCCAAAGAACGCGTAGCATTATCTGTAGCTGGACGAAACCATATTTTACCAGCATTCTGGAAGTGAATTTCAGTTTTAGATTTAGTTAAAAATTTAAGATCTTTTACATTAGCAGGCATTGATTGAATACGTACAGCAATGTTAGACGACTCTTTTTGTCCCAACGATAAAACAGCAGAAGCATACGCTGGATTTAATAATGCTTTGTGTAAGAATTTAGCAGAAATACATTCTGTTAATCCTAATTGTCTTGTCTTAAAAATCATTATCCCACGGTAGTCATCAATCAAATCACTAACAACTTTTTGATAATCAAATGGCATAAATGGAATAAATTTATTACCAGAACGTATACGACAACATTCTTCTAAAAAATCTCCATACTTCCTAGGGACTTGGTAAAAATTATCCAGTGAATTAGATCTCCCATCTTGTGTCAAGATATCAATAGTTTTTTGTTTAATTTTTGTTTTATTTTTAGGATTTAACTTGACATTTATCATATAATTAAATGACACCTTTAGTTTTTAACACAAAATGAAATTTCACGTTAACCAAAAAATGCTGGCTAATGCTTTAGGAATAGTTTCTAAAGCCGTCCCAAGTCGTCCCACCCATCCAATACTAGGCACGGTATTGTTAACAGCTAAAGACGACTTGCTTACTATCACTGGATTCGATTTAAGTTTTGGGATAACAGCTAGAATCAATTGTAGCACAGATACAAATGGTTCAATTTGCTTACCAGCAAGTTTGTTGTTAGATACAGTAAATCGTATTCAATTATGCGATTTATCCGTTACTTTGGATGATAGTACAGTAATTATCAAACACAAAACTGGAAAGGTGAAAATCAACGCACTAAGTGCGTCAGAATATCCAGAAATACCAATGGTTCAAGATGAAGATGACAAACTTAAATTACCAGCAGAGTCTTTTTTACAGGGCTTAAAAGCCGTACTGTTCTCCGCATCAACAGATGAGACAAAGCAAATTCTACAAGGAGTAAATATTACTGTCTCTGATTTATTTATCACACTAGCTAGTACAGATGGGCATAGATTATCTGTACATAAATTTGCTCATGACAAAGAATTAGAAACAATGGAAGTAACGATTCCAGCTAAAGTCTTAACAGAAATTTCCAGAATTGTTAAGGCTTATGATGAGCTAAGTTTTACTATCAAAGATTACATTGCTTACTTCCAAACAGCGGAAATAACAATAGTAACTAAAATTCTAGAAGGCACATTCCCAAGCTACTCAAGACTAATCCCAAAAGAATTTACAACTTTTGTTATCGCTCCCAAAAAAGACTTTATCGGCGCATTAGAGAGAGTTAGTGTTATGGCTGATAGTCGCAACAATATAGCTAAAGTTGTGTTTGATGCTGGTAATCAAAGATTAGAAATTAGTAGTGAAGAACCACAACTTGGCTCTGCTGTTGATGCTATTGAGTCAGTTCAAATATCTGGCGACTCTGTAACAACTGCATTCAATTTAAAATACCTCCTGGATGGATTAAAATCATTAGATGGGGAGGAAGTATTAATTAAGCTAAATCAGCCGTTAAGTCCAGTAATTTTAACCAATGTAGACGATTTAGACAAGAATATCAGATTGACAATGCCTATTCAATTAAGAAACTAAAAAAATACCCGCTCTTAAACAAGAGCGGGTAAAAATTAATCTATATCCACTTGCTTATATCTTCCGTGTTTTTCTCTTCAGAAGATTCTAATGCATCTGGTATAGCATCCAGCTTGGTAAGCAATGCCTGAAAATGCTTCTGAGGAATATCAGCTCTTGCAAATATACCTCCACAGACTTCTTTAATGACAGAAGACGCAGCTGCTCTCTGAGCATCGTCTGCTTGGAACTTATCGTTCACCATTCCTTTTTTGTAAAGCAGCTTATTCAACGTCAAAAGCTGCTCTGACGATATTTTCTCGAATGTTTTTTGCTGCTGCTGTGGTAAAGCCCGATGCGGAACTCTGTGAGCCTGCATTTCAGCGGGGTTGAATACACTGTCTTCATCTTCCTCCAAAGAAAGATTCAACATACTTGTTAGCAGTAATCTTTTGGCTGACGTATTAGCAGCAGCCAAAGCTTGAGCGTACGTTTGAATTTCCCTGCCATCTTTGTTCTTCATGATAGACGGCGTAAGTCTCATAGAACTCTCTAATTTCTCCCCTGACTTGTGAGTTAACACAAGCGTCAGTGTAGGATTTTCGTCATCCGCTTCTTGACTATTGATAAACATGACATTTAAGCCATGCTTGCGTAAAGCAGGTTTAATAGCCTGATTGATTGCTTCCATAGAAGCATAAGAAAAATTCTGCGCTTTATTGCGACAATCCTTAATGATTGTCTCAAATTCCTCTTCCGCTGCAATTAATGCTGTTATTAATTCATTCATACTACACCTACACTAATCGTTTCATCTACTATAGTATTTTTTCTAGTAATTGTCAATAGATTATCTGACTTTTTTCTCTTTCTGCAAAGACGTTGCTTGTCTCGCAAATACTCTTTGCCTTCGTCAGTTTTGTACCAACAGCCCCAGCAGATAGGAGCGTGCTTAGAATCAATTTTAAGTCTAGCTCCACACTTACTACATCTAGACGGCTTATATCCACGCTTGGAACGCTCATAGTAACGTTTTTGAGCTTCCCGCCTTCTTAAATCTCTTTCTTCTTCTGTCATGAGATACCTGCATTTGTCATTATTTTTTAATTATATTGACAGTAATGCAGGTTTAACAACAGGAGCTACACTGTTGCATCCCAGAAAGATGAAGTACCTAAATCACATCGTAAATATGCAGTCTCTCCCATCCTTCCCCATCTGTTTTTTAATACTAATGCTTCAAAGCTATTGTCTCCTGGATCTTTGCTATAATAAGCAGAACGAAATAATCCAATAATAACAGCTGCCTTTTCCGCTATTTCTCCACTACCACGGATACTAAACAAATCAGGACGTTTGTCCTGTGTAGTAGCGTTACTACGATTAATCTGACAACCAACAAATAGCGGTACTTGATATTTCTTAGAAATATTATCAAGTAGTTGCATCCGTCGTCCTAACTCAGATGCAGAATCACCGTCCTTGGAGACAGGTGGCAATTGCTGTAAATAATCCACAAATACAGCTATCTTCTCACCACGCTGAGCTATCACTTTCCTAATATCTGACTCAATAATTGCCATGCTAGGTGAGCTATTATCGTTCACATACAATGGTAAATCTCCTAACTGTGCAATGCCTTGAACAATTGCATCCCACTTATGATGTTGCTCATTTCTCCCAATCTGCAACAAATCACTAGAATTTATCCCAGTAATGTTTGACAACATTCTCGTTGCAAACTGCTCCTGTGTCATCTCAGGAGTAAAGTACAATGCAGGCAATCCATGCAGTTTCATTAATTGCATTGCCATAGCTAACATAAAAGACGTTTTCCCCATGCCTGTACCGCCAGCTACAAGGTACACGCACGGACGAATGCCTTCTAGTATATTATCAAGTGAATACCAGCCTAAATTAGGCAATTTTTGATGCTCTGAAGTCAAATAATCAAACACGCTTACAGCAAGTTTATTAGCAGAGTACAGCTGATATCTGTCCCCATGAACTTGCCTTTCAACTTTTAGTAACTCCTCTTGCATGGATGCCAACAAATCCTGTGGCTCAACAAGCAAGTTGTTGGACTCTTTCCTTGCGAATTCAGCAGCTGACATAATTCGCCTCCTGAGCGATTTGTCCTTAACTATAGATGCTGCTGACTCTGGATTGTAATATGCACTATCCAGAATAGATGCTATTAATGCTTTTGGCTCTGCCACTAACTTGACAGAGTTTGTGGTTAGGAAATTGCTGACTTCCAACAAGTCAATGCGCTTGCCTTGATTATTTAAAGTCTTAAATACTTTAAATAGCTTTTTGTAATCCAACACAGAAAAATCTTCTTCCTGTATCTCATACTTCTCAACTATGTCCAAGCCATGCACTAACACATAACTTAGAAGTTCTCTCTCCGACTCCGGAGAAGTTATTATTGTAACGTCCATGTTAACACCACGGTAAACACCACCAGCAATCTAACACAATAAAAACACACTGTCAATGGAATTAGAAACCCCACTCATTGAATTTAGCTTTTAAATCCTTTTCAGCTTTTTTATTTTTGTAAAGAATGTACTCCTGGGTAGTCATGCCAAGAGATTCAGCTTCTTGTTCTATCTCCCATTGCGCTTGCTTTTCTTTGGCTTCAGCCAATGTTTTCTCTTTCAACTTCTCTTGTTGTAGTTGTTCTAGCTTGGCTTGTTCTTTAAGATACTCTTTCCACGAAATAGCAGCGCCGACGGCATTGTTTTTAATCTCAGCAACAATATGAGCCAAATTAGCATTAGGGTTGCTTTTTCGCCGCTCATTGTACACCCATTCAGCAAACGAAGCTTTAACATTTTGTTTGCTTTCAGCCATCCAAGCATCTGTTGCAATGCTCATAGGCGTATTTTTTATATGATGTGTTGGACGCGTATAATAATCATTTTTTAATCCAAGACTATCCGCGTTTTGACAAGACGCGGGCGGGGGCGACGCTTGTTTATCCTGATCAACGGATAATCTTTCAACATTCTTATCTTCTTGAGTTTTTACCAAAGGAAGACTTTTTACTTCTTGGACTTCCGACTTTTCCTCAGACTTATTCTGAGTCTTGTCCACAACATCTTTCTTATATTTATTTTTTTTCTTTGCATTGATCTCTGTATATGAATCGAGATCAACTTTCTTGCTTTCGGGAAAGCGAGATTGTGATTGTGGCAAATCCCGCCTCACACCAAGTACGGGTGTGAGCGCTCTTGTCTCTTTCTTGTCTTGTAGTTCATTAGACAAAAATGGGCGCTCTTTAAGAGTGTTTCTATCCACAAAGAACGTGTCTATCCAAAATCTTTCCACCTTGGCATCATTGCGCTCATACCAGGTGATATGCGTTAATTTATTCGTGTAAGAACAATAAAGATATTCTTTACCGTCTTTAACGAACTTATTCTCTGCATCTTCATACTCTTTTTGGGATGCGTACTTTATCCCTACTTTGCTAAAAGCAGTCTTGAACTCTGCTTTAGACATCGCTAGTTCTTCTGTCCAAGAGTCGCCTTCTCTATAGTTCTCAGAGTTGTTTGGTTCTAAGAACTTCCAAAATGTCTTATACTTGCTAAACCAAAATTCTAGCTGTCCTACTAGAATGGCAGCGGTGACAGATCCTAATTTTTTTGATACTTCTGGAGAATATGCAATTACTCTCCCCGGAAAAACAAAACTCATTTATAATATATCCATTAACAAAGAATAAATTTATCATAACAGAACCAGCAGTGAAAGGACACTGGTTTTGTTTTTTTTTCAAAAAATTTTTATACCAAATAAAAAAGCACTTAGCTGATGAGTCTAAGTGCATTGAAGTCGTGTTAGTTGTATTTATTGTTCCGTTTCTGACAATAAATTATCCCATGTTTTGTCGTTGGCTATAACAAAGTAACTAAGTTCCGCATCGTGCATGCAGATTTTGTCTTTTTGTTTGTAGAGAATGTCTTGTCTGATAGACACTGTTGGCAGTACACGAAAGAAACCATATTCTGTCTGTAAATCAGGATTACTGCCATCACCAATCAAATCTAACAACGTTTTAATTGCTAGCTGATTTAATTGGAGAGCGCCATTGACTAACTCTCCACTTGTTTTGATTTCAACGTATTGCTGCATTAAGGTATCCAGGTGCCATTGAAGTTTTCCGAAAATCTGTCTAATCTACGCTGTGCTTTTTTCCAAGACTCTTTAGGTGCTTTGATTAAATAAGCATCTTTGTCTTTCTTGAAAGACGCGTTTGGCAATTTACCTGCTTTTGCCAAATTTAAAGCGATGATAGCTAAGTCTCTGGTAATGCCAGGACTAGCTTCTTTGAGTTGTTTGTTTTCAATTATTGCGTACATGTCGTCCATACCAAAGTGTTTGCGTTGTCTAAGTAAGTATATTTAGACAAGTCAATATCTAGCTTGTCTGAAGCGAGTTTGAGGAAAAACTGTTTTAGTTTTTCCTTTTCCTCTTTGAAAGATTGCTCTTTCGTCTTGTTGTCGTTGATTTCAGAAAGCTGCTCAAACCACGTTTGAGTCTCCCAGCCTTTGTAGTAATTTACATCAACAAACATGCTAGCTGGAGTTTCCAGTAATCTAAAGTAATGGTAGTCATACGTTCCTTTAACGTATGGTAAATCCCATCTAAACTCATTTGGATTGTACTCTAAGTAGAGTTTCATTTTGCTTTGTAGTTGACTGTAAACATGCCTAAGGCAATCCTCTTTGTACTCCAAAAAGAGTACAAAGCTTCTTTCTTTCTTATCCATTGAATAGGCAAAACAAGACTTTGCTATGTTGGATGGATCTGGCACATTCCATCCAAATTCATAAAATATTTTTGCCCAGATATAATCTTCTAATGGAGAAAGATTTAATATTGCCATTTGATTCTTGTCCATTAGAAGATCAACGACTAATTCAGTGCCAAAACAATCTACTTTAATCATCCCATCTCCTTTTACAAAAATCTAAGAAACAATCAGATAAGAACCACCCATCAGATGTTTTGATTCTTGGTTCAAATCTGACAAATGTTGCCATTGAATAATCGCTATTTTCCGACATTTCTTCTGTAAAGAAAATAGCTTTATCAAAAGTTGTGTGAGAATATTCTGGATATTCTTTAATGAACTGTTCCCACACGTCAGGATTAGCATTTAGCCAATCCTGAATTTTTTTATCGTCAGCAATAAATTGCATAATCTCCTAAAACTTGCCTAACTTTATTTTCTCCCACCACTTGTGCGAGTTTTTCAACTCCATAGAGTTCTATGTAAGTGATGTATTCCTGCTTTTGTTGCTCTTTGGAAGCAGGATTTGCTGCTTTCTCTATAAGCATTAAGCAATGAGAGTGAAAACGATTTTCTATTTGTTCAATATCTAGAAAACCAAATTCTTTTTCTTTTAGGGGAGGATGAAGCTGGACTCCATAGATAAAATCTCCCCACTGAGATTTAGTTTCATAAAAAACACACGCATCAAATCTGTCTTTGAGCGCTAAAAACTTTCCATTTTTGTGTTTCTTGATGAATTGTTCCCACACATCAGGATTAGCATTTAGCCAATCTTTAAGGTGTAAATCATCATAATTAACAACGTACTTCATATTTTCCTCCATTTATCCCATTCTTCTTGAGGGGCTTCGACATGGTACTTAATGGTGTCAGCATCAAGTACTTCTCTAAATACAACAGCGTCAGGAATAGCTCCAACTAATCCTAGACTTAACACTGCTAACGCAGCATCTTGGCTGATGTTGTAATTAGAGTCAACTAAATGACTCTTACCTTTGGTTTTTTCTACATTTGCGAAGTAATACATACTTTATCAGTGAACTTTTAATATTTACTATAACTTATTGACAACACTACGTCAAGGGATATATAAAAAAATAAAACACTACGTTAATAGTAGTGCTTTACAAAATATTAAACAAGCTGCATAATTGCGTCAATAATACTTGGATTTTCTACAGCTTCTTTTGAGTAGATAAGATGTTCAACCAACAATTGCTTAATAACACTTTCTGGGTTGTCACTTTCCTTTCCTTCCAGCACAAGTGTTATACAATCTTTGTCTAATAGCACTGCTTCACAAGCAAGCATTTCTGATAATAATTCAGAGAATGTTTCCACTTGTTCTAATTCCTCATTGATTCCTAGGAGGAATCTAAACTGTTTAAGAATGTCGATGTATTTATTCATCTTTGAGATTTGGTGCATCGGGATGATTGGTTAGCCATTCTTCAAAAGCAACCCACATTACATTAGACGGCTCAACATTTGCTTTCTGAGCGATATATCTAATTCTGTCAATCAAAGCTTTAGGTAAAGACACCGATAACTTGCCTTTATCAGCAGCACTTACTTTATGCTTTTTGATTGGGTAAACACGAGAATTGTATTCAATCATTTATGTCTGTGCCTATTATTTTAACTTGAAAAGGTAAATCAACAATCTCTTTTTCTTTAATGTGTTTTGCCCATGTTTTAGTATTGGCATTCCACCTAAAACCAGCTTGTTTAGTCAATGTTGCTGGATATGGTTCTAGACTTTTAACCAAAACTCTAGGTTCTGCTGCTAATAAGATTTCTTGTTCTAAATTAGCAACTGTATCTAACAACTTACTCAGCAATCTGCAGTCATCCAACGCTCTGTGCGTATCTATAACTGGCACATTGTGCGCTATAGCTAAATTGTGTAAGCCGTTAGTCTTGCAGTACTGACTATTTGGAAAGTTTATGTACTGACTATCCACCCACTTTTGGTGAATATTTAAACCAGGAATTTTAGCACAAGCTTGTTTATCAAACTGTGCATTGTGTGCTAATACATAATCACATTCATTTGCCATGTCATTCAAGACAGTGATTATCTGATTATTTGTACCAACATCAATCAACTCCTGTTGAATTTTGTTGATTTGAACAGCAAAGTTAGGTATAACACTAGATACGATAGTGCTAACTTGACTTATGATTCCTTGCCCTACTAAATAGAAGATGCCTGCCACTTCAATTGGAGCGTCTTCCTCAGATAATCCTGTTGTCTCTGTGTCAATTATTAAAAGCTTCATGTTACCTCCTGTCAATATGTTTCTTATTGTATATCAATTGCCAAAAAAATACAGCAAAGATCCAACTAAGTCTTTGCTGTAAAAATTTAATTAGTACCTGCTAATATTCTGTACCTTTTCAGTGCATTTGGATAGCCAATATGAGCAGCTTGGTAGTAATCAAATTTGGCTTTTTCTTTGTCAATCCCCTCCATCAATATTGCTCTTTCGTAATATGCTCTGGCATACCACTTGTTGATTTGTAAACAATTATTGATGCAACTCATGCCATCATTAATACTTCCTAATTTGACTAGTATTAGTCCTTTTAGTAGCAAAGCAATTGGGCATTTAGGATTAATTTCCAAGGCATCATTACAGTCTTCCAATCCAGCATTATAGTCAGCTTTTTTGATATAAAGTTCAGCTCTCTCACAATAAAGAGCTGAATTATCTAGCTGAATATTGATAGCTGTAGTGTAGTCTTTGATAGCACTATCCAGCTTCTTTAAAGCAGCATAGGATTTAGCTCTTTCACGTAATAAATCAACACTTTTTTCAGTAGCAAGGGCATCTGAATAGTGTTTGATAGCAGTTTTATGATCTCCATCATGAACCGCTAAAACTCCTAATTGTTTGCTGTTATTTTTCACTTTAACTCTGGTAAAAGACACTTGTCTGAATCACATGGGGCAGGGCCTGATTGTTCATCAAACCCATTATCATACTTATGCAAAGCATCTAAGAAAGAATCATTAGTTCTTCTTTGATTTACTTCTTCTACCAACTGCAAGTATTTGTCCTTGCTAATAGGCTCAAAAGGCAATCTAGGATAAGACTGGAAATCATCAAAGCGACTAAGGATAGCAGCAGAAATATACCCGTCATTGTTCTTGATTGAGTCATATATAGCTCTACTTAAAGCACCAATTTCGTTCTGGCGTAGTTCAAGTGTGGCTGAAGTATTATGAGTTGTGTAATACTTCTGCACTTGCATATAAAAATCAAACTGTGCCAACACCGAGAATTTAGAAATATCAACATCAACTCCTGGTAGATTTGCCCAAGATACTGCTACTGGTATTTCTACTAACCATTCTGTGCAACGTTCATCAAAAGGATTGTCTAATAAGTTACCATTTTCATCTTTATCTGATTGTGATGGAACTACGTTATATCCAAAGTCTATGCATGCCAATGCTACTGGATCGTTCTTACGGAAAGTAATCCGACGGATAAATTGTTGTGCTTTGGGAGGATGCCAACCAGGGGAAGCGCCAGTTAACAAAGACTTTGTGTTATGTGATTTAATCGCTCCTTGCCAATACCATGAATCATTGTCGTCCTCTCCTTGCACCGCAAAGTCGTAGCTGTAATCAGAAGTTTCTTCCCACACCACAGATTCAATGAGATATGGATCAAATTTATAACTTCTTTTGAGTGAAGGAATAGGACGAATCTCAGCTTTTTGACTATTTTCGTTTAGATAATCTAAAGCATCAGGTTTAGATAACATGCGGCTTAAACATAAACCCCACATATTTTTCTGTGTTTGGTTGTTCTCCCCTTCAGTGTTATGGAATACGGAGAAACACAATCCTACAGCTTCACCTATTTGTTGAAGGTTTCTAATGAACTCTTCACTAGCGCTGTCAATGGACATTGAGCCATTAACTCTAATGCATCCATCAGTGTCAATCAATCCACAGAAGAACGATAGAATACTTTGCTTAGAGGAACAACGAATAGCTAATGGTATTCTGTCAAGATTTAGACTTTTCTCTGTTTTAGCTATTCCATTCAATTGCAACCAATCATAAAGCTGAACACTAGAAATGCTTAATTCATAAGCTTCTCTGCCAGAGTATTTGTTGATTCTCCCATTTAAAACAAACAGATTTTGTGCTATTTGTTGTAGTCTTTCTAGCAATTTATAACTATTACTAGAAAACCTAATACGATGTCCAGTTGCACTTAAACATCCATTTCCAAATAATGCTCCGATAAAATAAGCTAAGTCAGGAGACATTATCTTGGGCGTTTTAATGATAGTTGCTGTGATGCCACCACGATTATGCCCAGACTCTAATTGTTTTGCTTCTCTTGTATAGCTAAATTGATCTATATCAAGTAGTGAAGTCTCTTGGCTGTTTTGATATTCCCCAAGACTAAAATCAATCTTCATTCCAGGAGTCATGTCAGACGCATAAATCCAGTTTCCATCAATAGAAAGACGATGGTTTGGAGTCATACGTAAAACACGTCCATTGTTTAATGTAACTTTA